AAGCCACTAATCGTGGCAAGGGTGGTGGCTAGGTCGTCTATGGCCTCATTGAACAGGTCTGTGTAAGCCATTACGCAACAGCAGGCCTATCGATACCTAGCAACTGTTTCACCATCGGTGTGAACGCATTGGTGGTGATTGCTTGGCCCATTGCATCAAAGCTTGCAAACTGGTCAATGCTGCCACGCTGACGGAAGTAAGCGCCACATAGCATTATTGTCCCGAGGGTGCAATCGCCAGATGGGCTAGTCGCTAGCGCATCGTAATAGCCTGCCTCTTGCCTACGCCGATAGGCAACCTGATTACCGGCAGAAACACACTGTGCCAAAAAGGTTGTCTCATCGGCGCTAAGTGGGCTGGGAAGGCCAAGCCATAACTGCACTTGTGCGCTGGTCACCCACGTGCATGTTTGCGTATAAGTAAGCGTGCCAGGTGGTATTGCTGCAGAGCGTTCTAAATCATCGTCAGCGTCATAAAACATGACCTGATTAGGTATCGGCACATTGGAATCGAGAACTAAATCGCCCTCATCATCTAAACCAATAAACTCGTATTTAGGTAAAGCATAAACAGTGTGTGTGCCGTTAAGGTTGTGCCCTACACCAGTGAGGGTGATGCTTTCACCAATAGCAATATCGGTGTTCTCTAGCGTCTGTACTACAGCGTAATTATCTAAACGCTGATGAAATATAACTGTGTATGTAGCCATCGGCGGTAGCCGCCTTTCTGACTAGGCGATTGCGATGCCTTGAACTTGCTGTGGGTCTGCAACAAACAATGATGCATAGCCGTGGTAGCTCATGACCTTGCCCAAAGTAGATGGTTCGTCACGTGTCATCAATCCGCGGATGCTTTCGTAATACTCAATAGCAGCGCCACGAGCCACAATCATTGTGTTAGCAGCAAAGTTGCGGTCAGCGACAAGGTTCAAGCCAAATGGGTTGAAAGTGTTAGCCACTGTGATATCAGCAGAGCCAAGACCATTGACACCCATAAGTCCAGCTGCACCCACGTATGGGAACACTGGACGCTTATCTCCGTCAAGCTGTGCACCAAGTTTGCCCGCAAATATATGCAGGTTGAATTGATGGATTGGCAGGTGCATGCAGCGATGGGTTTGCTTGAGTCAAATGCTGAGGGTGATCTGGTTAATCGTTCTGGCCTTGTGACTGTGGCGCGTCAGAATGGCAAAACTGTTTTGGGGCAGGCCGTTGTGGGTACCTGGCTTACTTCGATTGCTGCTTTACGTGGCAAACCACAGACTGTTATCTCGAGCGCTCATGAGTTGCCTCTTGCTAATTTGCAGTACCAATTTTTAGCGCCAATTTTGGAGCAGTATTTTGGGGCTAAACCTAAGTGGGGTTATGGCCGTATGGAGCTGGCAATGCCCGATGGCTCACGCTGGTTTATTAAAGCAGCGACACCCTCTGCCGGTATGGGCCTATCAGCTGATCTAATTTGGGTGGACGAAATCTACGATGTTGATGATGCTGTGATGGCTCACTCTTTACGGCCAACAATGAAGGCTCGCAACACGCGCACAGCTGGTGGCTCACCAATTATGTTTATGACCTCTACGGCTGGCACCGAGGCCTCAACAGCAATGCTTCGATACCGTGAGTTAGGGCTGTCACTTATTGGTGAGCAACGCTCGGGTGCTTTCTATTTCGCTGAGTGGTCACCACCACCAGGTGTCGATGTTATGGATACTCAATGGTGGGGCTGGGCTAACCCTGCGCTTGGGCAAACCCTCGAGCTGCAATCGATGCTGGTAGATGCTGAGCACCCAGACCGATCTAGTTTTCTACGCGCCAGCCTCAACCAGTTTGTCAATGCTGATGCCTGCTGGCTACAGCCTGGACAATGGGACGCTTGCCTGTCAGATATTCAAGGCCCAGAAAATGGCTGGCTTGCGTGTGACTCGAGCCTTGACGGATCACGTTATGTGGCTGTTCGCGCTGCAGTTGATGATGTTGGAGTAGTGCACGTCTCGGTGGAGTTTGTGGTGCAGTCTTTGGCTGAGTGTCAGCAAGCCATGATTGTGGCCTGTACTGCACACCCCAATCTTGGTTTAGCTGTGACACCAGCGTTAGAACATCATGTGCCGGTGCCGTTAGCGAGGCGTACAAAAGTGGTGGGCTATGGCGAACTAATGCGCTACACATCATTAGTCAGGGCACAAATTAACGATGGAAAACTTGTGCACCAGGGTGAGCAAAACCTTGCGGAACACATGAATAGGGCCGTGGCAATTATGCAGCAAAACAATCTTGCACTTTCTAGCAAGCGTTCACCTGGCCCTATTGAGTTGGCGCGTTGCACTATTTGGGCATCGGCTTTAGCGTCACGACCAAAACAAGGCGGTAAGCCTGTGCTGGTTGTGGTTAATCGCTAAGATTGTTTTGGTACTGCTCTGGGCTTTCTGTCGGGAATTGCCTGGGGCAGTGCCACCCCCCACAAGAAAATGTGAGATAATCCCGCTATGGGTATTTTTAATAAGCCAGTTACTAAAGCAGCAATCTCTACACCATCGGTGCAGGCTGCAGTGGGATACGCCCCTACAGGTAACAGCACAAACCCATTAAAAAACCTTTATAACTACCAGTCTGGCTATGCACGTGATCGTGCCATGACGCTGGCTACTGTGTCTAGGTCGCGTGATTTATTAGCTTCAGTTATTGCCTGCATGCCGTTAAAAATGTACGGCGAAATGTTTAACGATGTGACTGGCGAAATGGAACAAATCCCGCTAGCGCCACGTTCGTGGTTACGCCAGCCAGACCCTGCCGTTACTTACAACCACATCATGGCGTACACCCTTGAGTCACTTCTGTTTTACGGACGCGCTATGTGGTACATAACCGAGCGCACCCAAGATGGCTTTCCCTCAAAGTTTCAACTTTTACCGATGGGCTCTATCCAAACAGCAGACGAGGAAGGCCCAGTTTTCTATCAGCCATCTAAGGCCATTAGTTTTGCCGGCAACGAACTTGACTACCGCAACGTCATCCAGTTTCTAAGCCCAATTCAAGGCATCATTTACAGCTCTGAGCAAACCATTTTGACAGCGTTAAAGGTTGAGCAGTCACGCTACAAAAACGCACAGTCATCATTGCCTAGTGGCGTTTTGAAACAAACTGGTGGCGAGCCTTTAAGCGCACAGGAGCTGTCAGATATTGGCGCTGCTTTTCAAGAGGCTCGACTGACCAGTCAGACCGCAGTGCTAAACGAGTTTTTAACTTACGAGGCAAGCACTGCCACACCTGACAAAATGCTTATGATCGAGTCTGCCCAGTATTCAGCACTAGACCTGGCGCGCCTATGCGGTGTTCCCCCCTACCTTGTAGGTGTTGCTACTGGTGCCTATGCCTACACCAGCAGTGAGCAGTCACGCGCTGATTTATACATTTTTGGTGTCAAGCCATACGCCGATTGCATTGCCAGCACATTGTCAATGAATAACGTGCTCCCACGTGGCACCTATGTAAAGTTTGATACATCAAGCTACTTAGAGGAAAACTATGCAGCAGACAAAATGTCCGACACCGAAATACAAGAAAACACACAGGAGTCCCTCGCATGATTCGTTTTACCAGCTCAACATTCAGCGTAGATGCAGCCCAAGATGGCACACCTAAGCGCACTATCACCGGCATTGCCTTGCCGTACAACACCGAGGCCACAGTCTCAGGTGGTCAGGTAGTTTCGTTCCTGCCTGGCTCGCTACCTACAGATGGCAAAGCACCAAAGCTTTACATGAGCCACGATGCCAGCCAAGCCATTGGCCTTGTGACCGAGCGCGAGGACGATGAGCAAGCAATGTATTTCACAGCCAAAGTAAGCACCACCGCATTAGGCGATGAGGCACTTATTTTGGCAGCCGATGGCGTACTCGACTCAGTGTCAGTAGGCGTAAACCCAACTAAGTTTTCATACAACGATGATGGTGTCATGATCGTGGAAGCAGCCGATTGGATGGAGCTGTCATTAGTGCCACAGCCAGCCTTTGCAGGTGCTACTATCACAGATGTAGCAGCAAGTATCCCCACATCAGATGAGGAAATGAGCGATAATACAAATGAGGAAGCCGACACTCCTGAACCCCTAGAGCCACAGGAGAACCCAGTGTCAGAAACACCAG